AAGTAGTCTCCTGATGCCATATTCTGAGCATTGATACCAATAGAGGGTAGATTGGAATTTGCTCCTAATAATGCTGAAGTTCCAGTGAAAAAAGGATGAGTGAAAGTAATAGCCTTTGCTCCTGCTCCGCTTGCAATAACATTACCTTGTTCTGTTCTTCTCTGTAAAGATGCTGTATAGCCTAACTGCGAAACTCTAATATCCTGTGCAGTATCTTTACTTGTAAGTTTTGCTCTGAATTGAAATCCTCTACCTTTGTAAGTTCCGTTAGCAAAAGTCTGAAAAGCAGTATATGTAGGAGATCCAGATGGGTCATCTTGCGTAACTCTGACTAACATTTCAGCGTTAACTTCTGTAGCTGTAAGTCCATCAAAGTCTGTAATATCATCAATCAAACCTCTTGAATCAAATAAATCTGATGGATAGAAACCTTCTGTCAAAAAATGACGTTTAAGATCAAGACTAAATACACCACCTAAATCTAAAGTATCTCCACCAGCAGTTCCTCCAAAATCATAAGTACCAGAACTTGCAATACCACCAAAGTCATCTAAAGAGCCAACTGTATCAAAATCAGTGATGGCATCAAATAAACCTGTACCAGATAAATTTAAACTGTCTGTGTGATTAAAGGTGCTTGATTATCTGGGAGATCAATAATTACACTTGTCTCTCCTGCACAAAATCTACCGCCATCATCTTGAAATTTTAAAATGTACTCACCCTCAAGATATGGAACTTCTGCAGATGTGGTAGCACCACTTAAAGCTTGAATTAAGTCAGTACTATTAGTAAATGTACCATTACCATTGGTTAAAGGAGAATGTCTGACATATACCCTACCTCCATGAGTAACATCTAAATCTGTAGACCGATTCCAACGTAATCGTACTAATTTTTCATTTATTGGTTCGGCAGTCAGTCCAGTAACATTTGATGGCAATGCAGTTTTACCAACAGCATTGAAAGTTAGATCAGCAGAAGTCGCACTTGTCTGCAATGCAGCGTTATAACTGAATACCTGAAACTCATACGTTCCAATATCAGTATTAAATATCTCAAAGTCAGGAGAAGATACTGTTGTAGAAACAAAGTTACCATTATTGAATCTATAGTTAACCTGATACTGTGTAACACCTACAATAGGTTGCCAACTAAGAATTAACTTAGACACTGCCTGATTATTTATTTCAACAAGTTTTTCTTCTGCCTGTAAAGCCGCAGGAGGATCTTTTGGTAAATTTAGTACCGATACTGTTCTTGTTGGTAAGGTCGCACCATCTTCGATAAATGCGTACTTTTCATTTACATAAGATAAAGCTGTAATTGCATAATTTATTCCATCAGATTCTTCTACTGTTATTACTCTAAACTTTTGAGCTTGAACTGTATCATCTTGCAATAGCCAAACTGTATTAGCATTTGGAGTCTGAGAAAAAGCAGAAGATACTGTTATAACTGCACCTGAGACACTTGATACTGACCTACTTTCAACAGTTCCATCAGGTAATATGACACTCAATGTTGGATTATTTGTTGTTGGCAAGTCAGTTGCAGCAGAATCATCTACTGTTATCTCTGTAGTTGTAGCTGAACTTACTCTTCCACCTCTTCTAAGGCCAGAACGTACAGGATCAGCTATTTCAATAACAGCACCAGGTCTGACGACAACACCAGAATCTATAGAAGTTGCAAATGAAACTACTTCACTTTCATTTTGTTCAGCAAATAAAATAGCCTTTGCTAACCTCCTAGCCTGACCTCTTGATGTACACGCAAATCCTTTTACTTGCTTAATAATTACTCCTAGTTTGGCTATCGAAGCGGTATCTTCGTAAACTTCATAATCTATCTCTCTACTATCCATATTGAAATAAGAAACAGAAATGACAGTATTTCTTGTTTTTAATCCACTTCCCGAATAGCTGAATCCTTCTTCAGTTACATTAGCTAAATTAAATAAATAGCTTGCATCTTTTGGACTATCCTGTGCAAGAAGAATACTACCAGCAGACCATATCGGCATACATCTCATAACACCAGCGAGTTCATTTATTAAATCAAATGCTTCACTTGATGATTGAATATTTACGTTGCAACTGAATCTAGCTTCTTGTCCTCCAAATCCATCATCAACAAGAGTATTTGCAAATTTACTAGCAGTAACAAAAGAAAACAGATCAAGAGAACTATCAGTTATATGATTACCAAATCCATATCTAGTATCTGTAAGAAGATCAAGTAACACCATCGCAGGGCATGAGCACCATTGAGCAGCACCCATAACTCCATTAAAAATGTATCCAGTTGGGTACACTATCCTGCCCGTTGCACTGTCCACGCTCGGAGTACCAGAGCTATTTGCACCAGCACCAGGGATTCTTACCTTTATTCCTCTGATACGATATTTTCTGCTAGGTATTGATTGAAACTGCATAGAGTCCAATCGAACAGAAGCGTAAGCACTATTAGCATAAGTATTGGAATCATCAATGATTTCACCAAAACTTGTCCATTGAAATGTGTCTTGTAAACTTGAATCTGTGCTATCGGCTGTAACTCTGCTAACTCTTATATCAACAGGAAAAGCACCTGTAAGATTTATTCTGTAATCTCTTTGATAAGCGTCAGCAGTTCTTCCTGTAATCGTGTCAGAGATAATATCAGTAAAACCACCAGAATTATATTGAACAGCTATTTTTAATGAAATAGAAGAACCTAATAAATCTCCATTATCAGTAGCTTTTTGTAGTTGAGGCACAGTAATTGTTACATTAACAGCATCAACATTAGAATTTGTTATCTGTCTTGTAACAGGAGAAGATTGAGTTACAACTACTCCTACTGCTGTAACAGAAGAACTACTTTCAATACCTTCAACTTTTGTTTGACCTGACGTTCCAAATCTAGGGTTAAAAGTTACATCTTGGAAATTAAAGTCAGTTGTAACTGGATCAGTTGAATCAGCAGATGCTTTCAAAACAGGAGTATCGTTTAAAAATACATCTTTTAAAGCGGCATTATTGTAAGCAGTTGTTCCCTGCGTTCTACCTTCCTTTGAAGCAGTAGCAAAACCTTCTATCTCTCCTTCAGAAATAAGATCAAGAAAAGTAGCAAACTGTCTACTATGTAACGTATCAGGAGTTCTTGTTGGTTGAGGTGGAGTAGGAGGAGAAGGTGATCCAGAACCTCTAATAATTTTAGGATTTGTCATGCCTGTACCTGTTGAGTATCAATAGCACCACTTATAACAACTGATCCTGTAATTATTTCGCCATAAACTATTGGAACGGGAGTACCTGCTCTTGATGTATTCTGCGTACCAGAAAAACTAAATGATAACTGTGGATCTTGTTCTGACTTAAATTCTTTTGGTTTAGGTAGAGGAAATAACATTTCACTTACACCCATTATTGTCAAACCTATTCCAAGATTCATTGCAAATTTTCCTGCAAAAGTAGCCATTTTCCCTCCAAATTTTAATCCAGCGTCAGACATAAGAGCAGAAAAACCTCCACCAGCCATAATTGTTCCACCTATAAGCACAGCACCTAATAGTATTTTTCCAAGACCACCTCTACCAGCACCAGCTATTACAGGAACAATATGTATATCTGCCTGTCCTATTGGATAATGTATTTCTTCTTGATCTACTGCATAATTACCAACTTTTACTTGGTAATATTTAGGATTCATATATTTTTCTACTTGGGGAAAATTATTAATAAGAAAACTAACTGCTTTTGTAAGACTATCTACCTGTATTTCAAACTCTTTGTGACCTACAAATTCTGCAAGCTCACCATATAATTTTAATTTACGCAACATAACGATACCTACCTCCTGTGCATTTTAACAACCATTGAGAATAAGGCTCTCTACAAGATAGTCTATCGGTTAAATGATGTAAAACATCCCCATCTAAGAAAATAGCTACATGATTTAAACCAGGAGATCCAATAGACATCAGTAACGCATCGCCATTCATTGTTTTTTCATCTGGTCTAAGTTCTCTAAAACCAGTTCTCCAAGCACAAGTTTCAAATAATGGATTTAGTACAAATTCTTCTGGAGTCGTAGGTCTATCCCAATCTTTTAGTTCAATACCTTTCTCTTCTTTATACCAATCTTTCACTAAAGACCAGCAATCAGTAACACCCCAAACCCAAGGTCTACCCAATAAAGGTGGTTTGTATCCACAAGGCTCACAATATCCCCATTGTTCTGTTTTTGGATTAACAATATGCCAAGGAAGATTACTTTGTTCACAACTAATTTTATCTGCCTGACTAGGTGTAGGTGGTGTTACAGGATGACTATGAACAACGGCTGTTATTTCTCCTGTATTATCTGCCTTTACATAATCTTCTGGATCAATAATAAAACATTGATGATCTGTCATTGATAAATTACGACAAGGATAATATCTTTCTTTTCCTCGAATATTCAATAATAGACCACAAGACTCTTTAGGATCTTGGTCTTTCGCATGAACAAGTGCTTCTTCTTTCCAATTCATGCTATGAACGTACCAATCGAAGGAAACTCTGTTCTAGTACATTGTCTTTTAGGTGCTCGAATACCAGCAAGATCAAAAACAGCAGCTAACTCAAATTGTACAACAGTTCTATTTTCTGCTGATTTTCTATCTATTTTGTAAATCTCTTGAGGAAATTCTGCGGTAGGGTCTGGTGTGCCTAATGGATTTGTACTGTTAGGAAAGTTAACAGCGTCAAGATAACGTGCCAAGGTTCTAATCCTCGTCACAGTAGCTCCTGTCAAATCATTTCCTGTGGTTACAGCATTTACATTTAACAAAATAGCTGTAATGGTTCCAAGAGCATTACTGACAGTAAGAGTAGGTCTAGGTAATTGACCTTTTGTAAAAGCAAAACCTTCTGCCTCTATTGGCATTTTTAAATATTGGTTACCAGCCCAAATAATATCTCCGTTAGCGTTTAAACTCGTTCCATTATGGAATCTATACGTTTGTGCAGAACCATGTAAAGTTGCATCAGTTGTTAATGTAAATAATTCAATAATTGCTGAAGGGTTGATCTTTTGTAGATCAGTAATAATCGGAGCAGTACTCATGGTTCAAATACTTCTCTAAATGTTGTTTGAATCGTTGCTCTATTGTTATATGGTATAGATTTAGACCACGCTTCGCAAACAAATTTTTGTGCAGTAGATTCCCCAGGAGCAGTAAAATCAAAGCTATCACTGTCATTTGCACGGGCATCAAGAAAGGTCTCTATTTCGTCTGCTTCGACTTCAGAGACATTAAAAGTAAAGTTATAAACTTTTGGATTTTGATGTTCTGCTAATCCAAATAATATTCTATGTTCAAATCCATCAGCAAAACGAATTGTTCTGGTATTTGGTGCGGATCTTTTTTGTTGCCCATAAACAGGCTTGATCGAGGGAAACGTAGCCATTATGCAAGCATACCTCCTGGTCGTTTTTGTTTAATTAAT